GGCCTGCGTGAGCTCGAAGCGAAGACTCTGTCAGTCGGCACCAACTCGGAAGGCGGCTTCCTCGTTCCGGTTCAGGTCGAGCAGAACATCACACGCATTGTAACGGACATTTCAAAGATCCGTGAACTGGCGCAGGTGATCACTATCGGCACCAACCTCTATGAGAAGCCAGTCAACCTGACCGGCACCGACAGCGGCTGGGTGGGTGAGCAGACCGCACGTCCGCAGACTGGCAACCCAGCCTTGAACCGTCTGGCATTCCCTGTGCATGAAATGTATGCGATGCCTGGCGCAACTCAGACGCTCCTGGATGACGCCTTCGTCAATATTGAGCAATGGCTCGCCGACGAGGTCCGCATCGAGTTCGCCCGTCAGGAAGGCGCCGCATTCGTCAACGGCGACGGCGTTGCCAAGCCCCGCGGATTTATGGCGCAGACGTTTGTCGCCAATGCGTCATACGCTTGGAGCACTCCCGGCTTCATCAACACCGGCACCTCGGGCGACTTCACCGCGGGCGTCACCGGCCCTGATCCGTTGATCGATCTGGTCTACGCGCTCAAGCCTGACTATCGCCAGAATGCCGCATGGATCATGGCCAAGGCGAGCATCGCCAAGGTCCGCAAGCTGAAGGATACCACAGGGCAATATATCTGGCAGGCGGGGCTCACGCTCGGTCAGCCGGCTTCGATCCTGAGCTATCCTGTCTACGAAGCGGAAGATATGCCAGCGTTCGGTGCCAACACGTTCCCCATCGCCATCGGTGACTGGCGTGCCGCGTATCTGATCGTTGACCGTATCGGCATCCGTGTTCTGCGCGATCCTTACACTGCCAAGCCTTTCGTGCTGTTCTATACCACGAAGCGTGTCGGCGGCGGCGTGCAGAACTACGAAGCCTACAAGGTCCTGAAGGCCATCTAAACCCGGTGGGGGTTTAACCGCCCCCACTTCATTCATCCCCTTAAATAAGGAACTCTTCTACCATGATGTTTGATCGCATCACCGGCATGGGGATCGATGCGGGTATTCCGCCCGTCACAATCACCAATGCCAACACCGCATACGTCTCCAACATCCTGGACCTTCAGGACAAGCATGCTGCCGCGATGATCCTTGCCTATGGCGCCATCACCGACGCCGACGCAACGCTCACTGTGCTGCTCGAGGAGTCGAACGCGGCCAATATGTCGGGCGCCAACACCGTCGCCGCTGCGGATCAGATCTTGACCTCCGCTTCAGCGCAGGCGCTCTTCTCGGATGACAACGAGGTCCGGAAGATCGGCTACAAGGGATCGAAGCGGTATATCCGTCTGACCGTCACCCCAGCTGCCAACGATGCAGGCTCTATCTCGCTCGCCGGTGTGTGGGTCTGGCACAGCCATATTTCGCCGGTCGCCCAGCCCACATAATTTCGCTGTGGATTAGTTGACGAACGAAACAGCGAAGGCCGCACCCATAGGCTCCCACTCCCCTGTGGGTGCGGTTCCAATTACCTCGCCTTTACCCGGAGACCGGCTCAATATGTTCAATGTTCGCACCGTAGACCCAGGTATTGAGCCGGTTGACGTTACCACGCAGAAGGCGTTCATGCGTCTGACCACTTCGTCGGACGATGCGCTTATCGCCACATTCATATCCGCGGCGCGCGAGTACGTCGAGCTACAGACCAAGCTGGCGATGATCACGCAGACGTGGAAGTTGACGCTTGATGAGTTTCCATCGCAAGACAGCGGAGTTTGGTGGGATGGCACACGCGACGGCGCACTCAGTTCCCTCAACACGGTGCAGGACTGGATCGAGCTTCCAACTGGTCCGCTCATCGCCGTCACAAGCTTCTCGACGTTCAACGAAGCGGACACACCAACGCTATTCACCGGGTTTTACACTGATACCGCAAGACGGCCCGGACGCGTGGCTCTGCGTTCTGGCAGCGTGTGGCCTGTCGCAACGCGTGGCGTTAACGGCATCGAGATTGTCTATACTGCGGGCTTCGGTCCTGCGGCAAACAACGTTCCTGCGGACCTGCGTATCGCCATAAGCCAAATCGCCAGCCATTGGTATGAGAACCGCGAGCTTATGACTTTCGACGTTATGTCTCGGGATGTCCCACAGTCAGCTGAGCGGATCATCAAGTCAAGGAAGGTCCTCAAAGTATGAGACGCGCCATTGGACGGATGAGAGAAGAACTTCTTCTCTACAGACCCGGGCGCGCTAGTGATGGAGCCCTCGGGTACAACAGGAACGACTCCCCTGTAGCTACCCTGTGGGCACGGGTTCAGGTAGTGAGTGGTAGTGAGATCTTCCGATACCAACATCTTGAGCAGCAGATAACTCATAAGGTCACCATCCGTTACAACGCGGAAGTCCTGCAAGGTATGTGGTTCAAGTGGGGCAACGTGCCGCTCTACATCGAATTCGTGACAGCTCCGGATGAGCGTAATGAGCTTATGGAGGTTATCTGTCGTAAGGGCGGGAACCTGTAGATGGCATTTAAGATCGATGTCAAAGTCAGTGGCCTCGCTGTGTTCATCCGTAACAAAGATGAATGGATCAAGAAAAAGAGGGATCAACTGGCACAGGCACTGACCGAGTCCGCGCTGGTTGTACAGGCTGAGGCTCGTCAGTCGATCCTGAAGGGACCTAAGACAGGCCGGGTGTATGTTCGCCGAGGTCGCATACGTCATCGAGCTTCGGCGCCTGGGCAGCCTCCTGCGAGCGATACAGGAACGCTTGCGCGAAGCATCGTTATCGATGTGGATAAGGACAAGATGACTGCGAGTGTTGGGAGCAACGTCAAGTATGCCCCATTTCTTGAGCTGGGTACCTCACGGATGGCTGCTCGTCCATTCCTGAAGCGTGCATTGGAAGTGAAGCGAACTCAGATTGTTAAGATCATTCAAGCGAGGCTCAGGTCATGACGTCTTCCGCGAGCGAGGTGCTCGAGCGTGAGTTGGGAAGGTTAATCGCTAATGATCCGGAGCTCCAAGCTATGTTTGGGGCTAGCCCTGTTCCGGTATTCGCATACATCACTGAAACGCAGCCACTGCCGTATGTAGTCTACAGTGAAACAGGAATGTCGGCGTGGGATGATGACTTAAGCCAAGGAGGTGACCACACAATAACTGTCTCGGTGCGATCCGCGGGCGAGAGTGAAGCATTCGCAAAGACAGCCCTGTCACGCATCCGCCAACTGTGGAGCAGGTGCGAGCACCGCGTTCAAATCTGGCCATACACTTTGGTGTTGGTCAACTTCACCGACTATAGCGTCTCGCAAGAGGCCGATGGTCAAGCATACCGCGCTACTGCCCAGTACCGGGCGATAACTGGAGGACACTAAACTATGTCATTAGCTGACGGCTATCCCGGTCGGGACGTAGTCATGCTTTGGAACGGCCTGCCTGTGGGCGGCGTCCGTGAGAAAGCTATTACCTTGAACGGCGAGCCAATCGACGTTACCAGCGATGATGATGCCGGCTGGCGCAACCTGCTGAGCGTCGCCGCGCAGTATCAGTTGGATATCAAGATCAGTGGTGTCTCGAAGACACACATCTTGAAGATCGACTGGTTCAATAAGAACTTCACCCGAGCGGTAACGTTGACCTACCCGAACGGGTCGATTATCTCGGGCAATTTCTTCTTGTCCGAGTTCGCAGAGACCGGCACCTACAACGATGCCGTTACCTTCGAAGCCACCATCATGAGCGATGGTCCTGTGATTTACACCCCGGGCAGCTGATAGCCCACTAAACCTGGAGTCTACTTACTATGGTCGATATCTCAATCACTCCCGCGAACGTGGTCAAGGGTGCTGACGCTGTGGTAGCCACAGGCATCGCAGGCGCCACCATTCTCGCGGGTCAAACTCTGGCGCGTGACACGGATGGCAGCATTAAGCTGTACGACTCCGATAACGCGTCAAGCAACATCCGCACTCTGATCGGCATCGCGCTGCACGGAGCATCATCTGGTCAGCCCATTGCTTTCCAAACAGCGGGCAGCATCACCATCGGCGGCACCGTCGTACAGGGTACTGTCTACCTCGGCAGTGACGGCGCTGGCGGTATTCGTCCCGCGGTCGACTTGAATTCGGGTGACTTCACCTCTGTGGTAGGCATCGCGACCAGTGCCGCGGCGATCAAGTTGGGCATCCTCAATGGCGGAGTTGCATTCTAACCATGCGGAAATTTGCGGATCAGCGGATCGAATGGCAGGGTAAGACTTACACAATCCCTGCCAATCGAATTATGCCGCTGCTTGCTCGGGTGGAGAGCATCATTACGTTCACGGAAATGCTGGAGTTTCATCAGCGCAAAACTGTCCCACAGGCGAAGGTCGCAACGGCATATGCGGAGATTCTTCGTTACTGTGGGATTGAAGTGGACGAAGGCGATGTCTACCTGGCAATGTTCCCGTCGGAAGAAGATCCGAATGGGACCTACATGAAGAACGGTAGTGATGCCGTCCAAGGCCTAATGAAGCTCATGCTGCCGCCAGATAACATTACGAAGGCGGTGGCATCGGGAAACGCCGTAGCCCCCGTAACGTCGGGGGCATCATCGAAGAAGCGTATAAGGCGGCAATGAGTTGGGGGCTTCGGCCCTCTGACTTTTGGGGGATGCACCCTGCTGAGTTTTGGTGGTATGCCGAGATTAAGCGGGTAAAGCCCACATTCGGCTGTATGTCGGAAGACGAAGTGGCTTACCTTTACGAGAGGGAATATGGTAGACAAGATTGAAGGCGCCACTATCATAATCGGCGGGGACCCTCGTCCCGCCGAGGCCGCCATTGAGAAAGTAGCCAAAGCCCTCGAGAAGATGGGAACCGTTGCTGAGGCCGCGCTCGCCGGCCTTGGCATCGGTCTCGGTGTAAACGAACTTCTTAACATGGCGTCGGCGTCAGCTAAGCTGGCGACTGAATTCTCCAAGCTTTCAGATGAAACGGGCGCTAGCGTCACTGGCATCCAGGCCGTGCGACATGCCGCTGATCAAGGTGGCGTAAGTGTCACCGACCTCGCTGCACAAATCACCGCGCTATCGGCAGCCCTTGCCACTGTGGAAAAAGGTGGTGGCGAAGATATCTCCAAAGCATTCGAGCGTCTGGGTATTGCTGCGACCGAGCTTCAGGGCCTCGACATTGACGAGCAGTTCACCTTAATCTCCGACGCTGTGAGCAAATCATCACTGAGCGCAAAGGACCTCAACGAAGCGCTGAAGACGCTTGGCATCACCAACGCCGAACTCATCGGGATGATGCGTGACGGCGGCGATGCCTTTGAGAAGGCGCGTGAAGAGATCCAGAAAATGGGTCTTGCGCTCAGCGACGTTGACGCCGCGGCAATCAGAAATGCGTCCGAGGAGTGGGATCGGTTCAAGGCGGCCGCAGCGGAGTCCCTCATCGCTGTGGGAAATGCCATCGCCAAGGACTTCGCTCCGTTCGTCAGTGACCTGCTGAAGCGCCTGCAGGATGTTGCAAATGTGGACTTCATCGCCAATGCACTTGGCGCTTCGCTGTATGCAAGTATCGGTGTGGTCGCTGCGCTCAGTGATGCGGTAGTAAAGCTGCAGCGCAATCTCAACGCTATCCCTGAGTCCATGTCCAAGATGCTCGGCGGTGCCGGCGCTGGCAAACAGGATATGGAGGACGTTCTCCCCAGCGTTCAGATCAAAGAGTGGCTGCGTAATGTGCAGGAGGCGTCAACCAAGGCGGCCGAGGCAACAGTTGAGTCCGCGCGCATACGCCGTGAGGCCGAAGCAGGTACCACAGACATTGTGGCCGCAGAAGAAGACAAGCAACTGGCGATCCGACAGGCCGCGGCGCAGCAACATCTCGACCATCTGCTTAAGGTGTTGCTGACAGCCGAGGACTTCGAGAACGCAAGCTACCAGCGACGCATGGAGCAGTTGATCGCTTTCAATGACCAAGGCCTTCTTACGCAGCAGCAGTATGACGCGCTGGTGGAGCGAAACAATCAAGTCCACCTGGACAAGATCAATGAGGCTCAGTCAAAGAGCTTCCTGGATAGCCAGCGTCTGTATGTGGGATACGCGGGGCAGATTGGGAGCTTATTGACTAGCATCACTTCAGCCATTGGCGCTGAGGGCAAGAAGCAATTCGCCATCAGTAAGGCTATCGCCCTCGCTAGCGCTATCGTCAAGGGATATGAGTCCATCGTCTCCGCATATGCGGCCGGGTCACGCATCGGCGGCCCTCCTGTGGGAGCTGCATTCGCAGCCATCGCGGCAGCGTCGACTGCAGCCCAAATTGCTGCGCTTCGTAATACGAACGAGAACAGTTCAGGTGGTGGAGGTAGCGGTTCAACCGGCGGGGGTGAGTCCGCGGCGGTTCAACCCACACAGACCTTAACAGTCCAGGGCATTGACCCAACTTCATTGATGACAGGCGAGGTAGTGAAGAACCTGGCTGGTCAATTGCTGCAATACCAGGCTGATGGCGGGAAGGTCATTCTCCAATGAGCGTAATTATCTCTGGTAGCTTTGTCCTTAATCCAGTCGTATCAGGCGGCGAAGCAGTCAACGGCGATAACCCATTATTCGGGTATAGGAACCTTGTAACTTCGGGAGTACTGACCACCACCACGGCCAATCCGTCGTTTCCCACAGTTAACCTGGCCAATTCCAACACCTACAGTAGGTGGGAGGGCACCAGCATTGTGGCGGATGAGTATATCACTATGGCGCTAGCGACTGCGGAGCTGGTGGACTATGTGGGCATCGCGCGTCATAACTTTTATACTGCGCAGATCGCTGTATCATTGGAGATCTTCAACGGCTCCATCTGGGTTGAGGTGGTTGCTCCATTCATCCCGGGCAATAGCGGTCCGATCATGATGCGGTTTACGCCTCAGGCTATCCTCAGCATTCGTGTTCGTCTGCAACCCGGAACAGCGGTTCCATCAGCCGCGGTAGTGTTCGCCGGTCCTCTGCTTGTAAGTCAGCGCCGACTCTACGTGGGGCACTCGCCGATCTCGTACTCTAAGAAGACCAAGGTGGTAACTGGCCGAAGTGAGAGCGGGAACTTTCTCGGTCGTATTATCACCAACTCATTCCTACAAACCACTGTGGACCTAGATAATCTGACGGCTGACTGGTTCCGGACCTACTTAGCCCCGTTCATCGAAGCCGCGCGCGAGGATCCTTTCTTCTTCGCCTGGCGGCCGATGACCTATCCGAATGAGGTGGGTTACTCTTGGTTGATGAATGATCCTACGCCACACAACCAAAGAGCCAATGGCATGATGAAGATTAGCTTAGAAATTGGTTCCATCGCATGAGCAAAGCTTTAACCTATCTCGAAGTCGATGTTCCGCCGTTCGTTCGGCAGGATGAGGTAACTGGCGTCTTCATTCAGGACTTTCACGATAACTCGGTCCATGGCTGGACAGCCACTAACGGTACAGTCACCGCCGGCTTCAATGGCATGTTGCTGACGCAGACGGGTGCTGATCCAGCCTTCCGGTCTGCATCGGGCTTGACTATCGATGGTAGCTTAAACCGCTATGTTCGGATCGATATTGAACGCACCGTGATAAGAAGCTCCGGTGCTTGGGACGGCACCCTCTCCTACACCACCGCGGCTCACGGTGAGTCCGCCAGTTTCAAGATGGCTATTCCTGATGTGGCCAACGTTGCCGGCACACGTCAGGTATTTATCCTGGATATGGCGGCTCTAACTGCTGGCGAGACCGACTGGATAACCAGCACTATCACTCAGCTTAGGTTGGATCTTGACTCTGCAGGTAGTGGAACGTTCTTACTCCACTCTATCGTCATGGGTGACCTCGACACTGTTAGAGCTGCGGTTTTCGACGGAACAAACGACTATCTAACACGAGGCGCCGGTCTGTACCAAGCCGCTGATAGCAAGCTGATGACTTTCAGCGCTTGGGTATACATCGTTGCTGGGAATAGCGGTAGACTCATATCATCCTCTAACAGTGTCGCTGGTGGGGGCTCTCTAACCCGTGTAGTTCTATCCACGGATAACCGGTTCTCAATTGTTGGCGTCAATGCGGCGGACGCTACAATCTTGGACGTTCAGTCTTCGCTGCTTTTTTCAAATAGGTGGAACCATCTATTAGCATCAGTGGATCTCTCCGATCCGACTAAGCGTCATGTCTATGTGAACGACGTTTTAGACCTAGCCCTAATAAATACCTATACTAACGATACCATCGACTTTACTAAAGCCGACTGGGCCATTGGTGCACTGCCTGATGGCAGCTCAAAGTTTAATGGCTATATCTCTGACTTATGGTTTGCTCCTGGTGTCTACCTCGATCTATCCATCGAGGGTAATAGGCGTAAGTTCTATTCAGCCCAGAAGGGGCCCACGGATCTCGGACGGCGAGGAGAGATACCCACAGGAACAGCTCCGCTCGTATATATGGGCGGGCCGTTCACTTCGTGGCAGATCAATAAGGGGGCAGGTGGTTCATTCATTGAGAACGGCGCCTTAACCGGAGTTCTCGATCCAGTCGAGACTTGGCGTTTCGCTCAGCCTGTGGATTATCTGCCGCCAGAGATAGACGCTATCCCGTCCATGAAATCCCTGAGCTTTAATCCGGCGACAGTCTCGCTAGGTGAAGATCTCGGCATACGCGCGAGCGTAAGTGCCACCTTCTTAGACCACAAGCATATGTTCAATGCGGAGAGCTTTGACCAAGGATCATTCTGGGGTAAGTGGCGTGGTCGGTATGGAACTAAGCTTCGCAATGCTCCTGTCCGTGTTATCCGCGGCCTGGCGGGTCAGGCACTGACCAGTATGACTACCTACTACTATGCTATGGATACGACGGAGGGTCCGACGCCTGACGGCGCCTACAACATGGTGGCCAAAGACCTACTGAAGCTTACAGATGATGCGAGGTCTCAGGCGCCTCGCGTAAGCAACGGTAGCTTAGCAGGATCAATTAGTAACTCTGCTACATCCGCTACACTATCTCCTGTGGGAATAGGTAACTTGGAGTACCCGGCATCCGGATACGTTTGCTTTGGGGGTAAGGAAGCGGTCAGCTTTACAAGGGCTGGTGACGTCTTGACCATTGTCCGCGGTCAGCTAAACACCACACCTATCGCGCATAACGCTGGCGACCGGGTTCAGCTGGTGCTGCGTTACTCAGGCAATGATGTGGCCGACATTATCAAGGACCTGCTGGTTACCTATGTCTCGGGCATCACCAGTGATATGATCCCGATAGCTGAGTGGCAGGCCGAGACCGCAGCTTACCTCGGGGTAATCTATGCGGCCAACATTACGGAGCCGACCAGCGTAAAGAAGCTCATCATTGAACTGATCGAGCAAGCAGCGCTTGCGCTATTCTGGGATGATAAGGCGAGGTTGATCCGTCTAAAAGTTCTTAGAGAGATTGCTACGACTACAGATACTTTTGACGAAGAGCGGATTATCACGGGCTCGCTTAAGGTATCTGAGCAACCGGATAAGCGTATCTCCCAAATCTGGACATTCTACGGGCAGCGTGACCCGACGGACCAGGCCGATAATGAAGACAATTATCGTGCTGCCCTTGCCTCTGTGGATTTGGCAAAGGAGTCTCAGTATGGTAACGTTCCTGCCATTACCAAGGTTCCTGCAAGATGGGTGGCGACATTAACCGCAGCCCAAAGACTCAATGGTATCAAACTGTCTCGGTTCCGTGATCCGCCGCGGAAGTTTCAGTTTTCACTTTTTCGTGATCAGGCAGTGGGCCTTGGTCTTGGCTACCAGCTGAAGTGGTGGGCCAACCAAAATGTTCAGGGCATCGTTCAACCCGCGAAGATACAAATTACTAAGGTAAGGATTGAGGCTGACCTGGTATTCGTCGAAGCTGAGGAGATGCTAGCTTCGGGCGTGATCATCGTCACTAATACCATCTTCCTGTTAACCACAGGAAGTGTCCTAAGCCTTGTTGTGCCTGCGACTTGGAACAGCGCCAATAACTCCATCGATGTAATCGGAGGGGGTGGCGGCGGTGCGAACGAGAACGGCAACAATGGCGGTCACGGTGGCGGTGGAGGTGCTTACTCAGGTATCACCAACCTGACATTGACGCCAGGAGCGTCGGTCTCTTACCGAGTCGGCATCGGCGGCACTGCCACTGTGGATGGTGGAGACACCTGGTTCAACGGCGCTAGCTTCGCGGCTGCCTCAGTAGCAGCTAAAGGCGGAACAGCTGGCGTCGGTCGTACGAGCGCCGGTAATGGAGGTCAAGCATCCGCAGGCATAGGCACGGTTAAATTCTCAGGAGGAGAAGGCGGCGACGGTGCTCCACAGGGTGAGACTCGCGCGGGTGGTGGTGGAGGCGGCGGTGCTGGCGGACCCAATGGCAATGGCGCTCGTGCTCTTGACATGGGCAGCACAGGAGACGATGGCGGCTCTGGTGGAGGTGCTGGCAATGGAGGCTTTGATGGCCATTATCCAAGTGGTCTCACTGGCGGTGATGGTGGCAATAACCGGTTTAATTTCGGTGGCGGCACCACCTCAGTGCCTGCGGGTCAAGATAGTGGCGGTGGACGCGGGGGTGACAACGGCGATGACGGCAATCCAGGAGGTCAGGGAGAACAACTCTGGACACAGTCTATCGCGCCGATCATCCCCGCGGGCCCAGGCGGCGGCGGTGGCGGCGGTGGCAACAATGGCCGCGGCGGGGACGGTGGACTATATGGTGGCGGTGCTGGTGGCAGTGGTGGTGATACTGGTGGCGGTGGAACTGCTGGACAAGGTATAATCGTTCTTACTTGGAGATAAGCATATGCCGACTCTTGCACGCTGGCAATCTACCATCGTTGACCAGGCGGGGAACATCCTGCCTGGTGCTTCGGTTACCGTACGAGCTGAGACAGGTGGAGCACCCCTCGCAACGATTTACTCGGATCGCGCGGGAACCACTCCTATCGCTAACCCATTCACTGTGGGAGTTGACGCTTTCGCGGCGTTCCATGTAGTCGGTGGAGCATACCGGATCACGGCGACTCTGGGCTCTGTTACACAGGACTATCGATACGTGGCTATCGGTCGTGCGGCCGAAGCGGATCAGGTCCTGTTCGGCGTTCCTTACGCCTTTGACACTGGAACCTCGGACGCTGATCCAGGCTCGGGTAAGCTACGCTTCAACAATGCTACACCAGCCTCAGTAACTACACTCTATATCGACATTGTTAACTCTCTCGCCGCGGATATCTCTGCCTATCTTGCCACATGGGATGACAGCGGCTCATCCAGTGACCGAGGCGTGATCATTATCCAATCGCGCGATGGCACCAACTACTGGATGGGTACAGTTACCGGCAGTGTGGTCGTCGGAACCAACTATCGAAAGATTTCCGTAACGCATCTGGGCTCCGCTGGAACATTTACCGCCGGTGAGGCGTTAGGCATCGTGATGATACGCCGTGGCACCGACGGCAGCATTTCAGGGCCCGGTACCACAGTGGTGGGGAATATCGTCCTGTGGAATAGCACAGGTGGCACTGTAGTTTCAGACAGCGGGCTAACGGTCAACAACATAGCCACAGGGAAGCAGACCATCTGGGTGCCTGCGGCGGCGATGTACGCAAGAACCACAAACGGTCCCGGGGCAGGTACTGCTGAGCTTGCCACCAATAAGATTATGATCAAGTCTTTTGACTTTGATGCAACTACACAGGAGTTTGTCCAGTTTCGTGTGGGAATGCCCAAGAGCTGGAATGAGGGCACTGTGACCTTCCAAGCGATTTGGTCACACGCTGCTACGGTTACAAACTTCGGCGTGGCATGGTCACTGGCGGGTCTTGCACGCTCAGATACGGATGCGCAAGATACGGCATTTGGTACCGCAGTGGTTGTGACGGATACCGGAGGAACGACTGACACTGAGTACATAACTGCGGAGAGCGGTGCAGTCACCATAGGCGGGACCCCCGCGGAGCTCGATGAAGTGGTATTCCAACTTGCTCGTGTGCCCGCGGATGCGGGAGACACCATGACCATCGATGCAAGACTCCAGGGTATTCGTCTGTTCTACACCACCAATGCTAATACGGATGCTTGACCATGCGGTACGCTAGACTCGACTCAAATGACCAGGTTATGGAGGTCCGTGACTTTGATGCGGATCATCCTCCTGTGGATATTAAGCACAAGGAAGTTAGGTGGCGTCCATTGGTTACTCACCAGACAGGTGATTATAACCCAGAACTACATGAGCTTAACGTTAGCTACGTGCTGGGAGAAGACCGTGTTGTCGAAGTTCTTACTCCTGTGGATAGGAACATCGAGGATTTAAGGCAGGAGGTTCTTCAAGCCTTACGTCTGAGCTTCCATCTAAAAATCCTGGATGCTATGCCAAGCATGGATTTGGTTCGGTCCATTTGCGTAACTCGGGATATGTCTTTTAATCAGGTAATGAAGCAGACGGACTACCGGGTACTCAAGGACATGTTAAATGCTTAAAGTGGACCATCTGAGTGGATTTGGAAGTGGGGGTACTGTAGTACCTCCAACCATCTCCTTTCAGGGTCGTACAGAGGATGCTACCAATCTAACAACCTATACCTTTACAGGTGTGGCGATAGGCGCTGCTAACCTCACCCGAAGGGTTGTGGTTATTGTTCACTGGTTCTCGACAACTACCAGTGCAGTCACTCTGTCGAGTGCCACCATCGCCGGAATAGCTGCGACTATTCATGTTCAGGCAAGTCCCGCAGGATCAACGGTATCGCCAGGAATTGCGATCATATCGGCTTTGGTTCCCACTGGAACTACCGCCACGATTGCTTTCACTCTTAGCACTACCGCCGCTCGTGGGTCCATAGGTGTTTTCTCTGCAATCGATGAGGGAGCTTCGTCACCTTTCGCCACTGCCTCCGATGGAAGTCTTTCATCCAATGCTCTAGATGTTAGTCTCAACGCTCCCTCCACAGGTTGGGTTCTTGCCGGGTCCACAATAGCGGGTAGCGCTAGCCAGAATGCCACGTTTGTGGGTGCAACTGAGGACTATGACACTTTTTCCTCAGAGAGCACATCTCGGTATTATGCGGGAGGTCACAGCAACGGGGTGTTGGGAGCAACTCCAAGAACTGTCACGATTACCAACTCTGGCGCTGCCACTGACGGTGTAGCAGCCTCCATGTCCTGGATATAAACTATGCTGATGCTTAATCAACTGTCGGGATTTAGTGCTGGAGGAGCTGTTCCCGCATCGATCTCGTATATTGGTACAACCCAAGGTGGCCCGTCACAGAATTTTACATTCAACACTGTCAGCATCGGGGCTGCTGATTTAACTAGGCGGATCATTGCAGCAATTCTGTGGGATAACACTGTAGTTCATCCAACCATTTCATCGTTTACTATCGATATGGGTGCCGGGGCTGTAAGCATGGGCTCGCCTCATGTATCTGCGAGTGCCGCGGGTGGATTTGCAGGTGGCGATGTCGGCATCTACTCTATCCTTGCGCCCACCGCTGCAACTACGGCCAACTTTCAAATCAATACCAGTTCTACAAACAGTAGAATGAACCTAATGGTCTTTCGAGCGTTAAACGAAAGCCTATCATCGCCATTTGCTACTATGTCGGATAACTCTCTAACTGGTCAGGTACTGAATGGCACTATCAATATTCCCGGGAGTGGGTGGTTCTTAGGTGCGGCAATGTGTGCTGGGTCGGGTATCACGGATATCACCTGGTCGGGAACTACCGAGGTTGCAGATGTTACACAGTCCTCTACGGTTAGAGTGACTGCGGGACTTAGCCAACTGATGGCTGCTGAAACAGGGCGAGCGATATCGACTACGCAGGACGGAACTGTGCCACAGGGATGCCTTGCCGGGATTAGCTGGAACTGAGCTATGGATAAGATAGATCCGACCAAGAACGTACTCGACCTAGTTGCTGCGCAGGCAGTCTTAGTGATGAGCTTACGTGACTCGGATCTTCGGCTCCATGAAGCAAATAGGATTGCGGATAATCGATACCATGACGCCATCCGGCTTATGGCTGTCGAACGGATAAACGACTTGTTGAAACAGAAGACGGAGTTCGATAACGAACAGAGGAACATTCAAAGACTTCAGGTAAACGAGCTTGCCAAGATTTTGTCTCAGCAGATCTCCGAGAACAATGCGGCAATAGACAAGCGGCTCTCAGAAGGTGAGCGTTTCCGCTACGAAGTTAGTGGTAAAGGCCAAGGAGCTAACGCAGTGATTGGCTATGTCCTAGCTGTGATCTCTGCAGGTATTGCAATAGCGATAGCTGTTCTCAAACATTGAGTGAAAAGGCATGACGACTTCCGAGGAGGATAAGACTTTGGTACCTGGAGGCTCCTTTAACAACACAGATGAGGATGACCGACGGTTAAAAGCGTTGGAGACCCAGGGCGTAAAGACTGAGGGTCGGTTAACTCATGTCGAGAGCACACTGGTGGTTCACGGGTCGAAACTGGATCAGATCATCTCCGCTGTGAATACCTTCAGTGGGCGTCCAGTGTTCGATGTCCACAAGGTGATCACGTCCATTGCTGCCATTACTGTGGTCGTAGGCGCGGCATCTACGCTCGCTGTATGGTTCGTCCTAACGCTGACCGCGGCGGAGAATCGTACAACAGCTCTAGAGATTGCTCATATGAAAGCGATGCATAACCTTGAGATCAGTTTCCTCAAGGAAAAGCTTGGAATGAAGTGGGGCACAACCACGGAGAAGGCACCATGAAGTACGAAGACGCCCGTCAGGGTTACATTAATCTCTTTGCCAAAATGACAGTGGATCCGGATAAGAGAGGGCAGGCTGAGTCCATCGTGGCTCGGCTTCTGACCAATCGGTCACGTTATGAGGTGACAGCTCGCATCATTGGTTGCCCGTGGTGGTTCATCGCCGCCATACACAACCTCGAGAGCAACGCCAACTTCGCGACACACCTGCATAATGGCGATCCGCTGACGGCTCGGACGGTGCATGAGCCCGCGGGTCGACCGGCCGTGGGGTCACCGCCTTTCACATGGGAGACGTCTGCAGTCGACGCGTTGCGCCTCAAGGGGCTGGATAAAATCACCCTGTGGGAATTGCCACGTTGCCTTTATGAGTGGGAGCGTTATAATGGCTGGGGATACATCGGCCGCGAGAACTCTCCTTACGTGTGGTCATGGAGTAGCATGTCGGATGAGAAGGGGAAGTATGTAGCCGACCATGTCTTTGATGCCAATGCACCAACGAAGCAGTGCGGCGCGGCTGTAATCTTGCGCGTCATGATGGATATGAAAATCGTAGAGATAGGAAAAGACGCGATGACCGAGCTTAGAGACTTCCTGAAGCAGTTCGCCCAATTGGCCCCGACACTGGTCACTGTGGTCGCTGGCCCTGTTCCCGCCCTCGCCGTCAAAGCGTTGGCCGAGGCAATGACGAACGAAAAGAGTATCGACACTGGCACAGGGCTGATGCCGGCTGACCCACAGGCAGTGGTGTCTAAGCTGGAAGCGTCGCCGCTCAGCACGGTTATCTCCATCGTGCAGATTGCAGAGTCGATCATCCGCACGGTCTCGGCCGCGCCTGTCACTCCTGTGGTTATAGCTCCCGCGGAGAAGACCACCACGACTGAGATAGCGTCGCCTACGGCTGTTGAGCCAAACGCCCTGGATAGGATGTTCCCACAGTTGATCGGGTGGAAGACCTACATTGGTGGCGCCATCTACGTCCTAGCTCATATCGGGGCTGTGTTTGCACCCACCATTATTACGCCGGATATCCTGACCGCGGCAACCTGGCTCGCCGGCGGTATTGCAGGAGCGGGACTGATCTCCAAGTTGGATCGCTATGTCTCGATCTTTAAACCGGCGATGAAGACCACAGTGGTGGTAAACAAGTAACGGAGAAGCCCATGCCGCTGGTTGTAGTAAACATCAATTCCGAGATCGATCCAGAAATACGGGCCCAACTGGATCGTATTGAAGCGGCCCTGAAAACCGAGAGAAGGGAAATCTCAGAGATGACCAAGGTTACTGATGAGGCGATTGGTCGCCTCACTGAAGCAACGCAGAACCTGACAAACGAGGTCGACTCCGTCCTGGCGTTCATTGATGCGAACGTTCAGGCTCAGCGCGACCTTGCAGCGGAGCTCGAAGCTGAAGGCGCTGATGCGACAAAGCTGCTTGCATTCGCCGACGCAACGGAAGCTAACCGCCAGCGTTTGGCGGCGGCGATCCTGGCGAAGACGCCTTCGGACACGGGGCCAATCCCCCCTTTGGTTCCGACGGAATAATCGACTCCGGGGGGCGTAGCTCCCCGGTTACCCACCCTCAACCAAGGACTACTGATATGGTAACGAAGGAAGATGTGAAGCCTGAGAGCAACAACCTCAAGGCCAAGGAAGTGATCGAGCCGGCGAAGAATCCGCATTGGCAGGAAGTCGTCGGTGTGGTCGAAGCCGCCGAGAAGAACACCAACGTGGTCGATGCGGCGGAGGTCTCGCTCCGCGAAGTCAGCAAGCTGGTTCGTGCGATCAAAAGCCCGGACGATGTCACGGCGCTGGCTGACGCGCTCGAGAATATCGCCGGCCGTTACGGCATGGCGATTGTGCGCGGCAGCGAGGCCTACAGCGGACAGACTCGCGTGGTCGGCAAGGTCTGAGTCCACTAAAAAACGGCAGGTAAGCTTCTGGGAGCTTCCCTGCCGTTTCCTTCGCATCGGGTCCCGTCTTTTAAACGGGTTTACCCGGGACGTCCGTCCTGCGCGAAGCTCAGTCTTCCTTCGGGGCTTTCTTCTTGCCCTTGCCCGACTTGTTCTCGGGCGCTGCGCCGGCCGACTTCGTCTTGGTCTTGCCCTTGGGCTCATCCTTGACTTCCGCCTTACCGCCGCCCTTGAGCTTCTTCAGCACCTCCGCATATTCGCCCTTGGTCTTCCAAGTATACTGGCCTTCGATCTTCTCGACCTTAGCGGCGCGCAGCTTGGTGCGAACGATGTGGGGCTCGACGCCAAGGTCTTCTGCAAGCTTGGCAACGTTGAACTCGCTCATGATACATTCTCCAATTCTAACTGTTTAAGGACAGGTTTTATCTTTCGCAGTTTGGACTTTATACGAGAATGGATCTTAGTGTCAATAGAGCTTTTTACAACCAACAAGTGTATCCGGACCCGGTTAACTTGGCCCCTCCTGTGGACACGACTTATTAACTGATCGAAGCTGATGCTCGACCACTCAGCGGAGTAGACAATGACCGTCCGCGCGTTGAACAAGTCGATGCCTACGCCGCCGGCTCTGACCTGACATATGAGAACATCGACCTCTCCACGCTGGAAGCGTTCCTGCACGGCGCCTTTGTTTTTGGTCTTGCCCGTGTAGCACTCGACGCGCAACCCGGCTTTGAATACCTCTCCCACAAGCTCCTGTATCTCAGGCGCGTACCGGCAGAAGACAACCACAGGATGATGGCTGTCTCGGATTATGCCCGCTGTGCGTGCAATCTTCGTATCATGCAACCAGTAGTACCCTTTATCGCCTAGGATGAAGCCGCCGCATATCTGAGCGAGCTTAACGTCGCGCGTGATCGTCAGCGGGGCTCGTATTTTTTCGCCGGAGGGTACCCGCACGATTTGGCGATCCCGCATTTCTCGGTAAACCTCGAGCGCCTTAGGCGGCATTTGAAGGTCGTGTCGGATGATCCTATAGGGCGGCAGATCGAGCGCTTCTTTCGTTACGCGGATGCACCATGGTTCGATGGCTTTCATGAAGCGTCTCATGCGATCCTCTCGGAACACTCGCTTCTTTCCCATCCACCCACTGGCGTAAGTATATCGACGTTTGAAGGTGGCCCATTTATCCCCGAACACCTGTGGGCGTATGAAGCGCAGCTGAGCCCATGCGTCAATCGGCGACTGCTCGAATGGCGTGCCACTGAGGCCTAGCTTGTAGTCGGCGAAGTTCCTCAGGCGTGAGGCCCAACGTGATGATACATTGCCGCGCGCTTTGAGCCGCTGGCATTCGTCAATGGCAATGAATGTCCATCGGTGTGTCTTCCCGAAGCGTTGCAATTTGCTGACGAGCTTAGCCACCTCCTCGTAATGTAAGAGAAGCAACCGTGGCCCACTGAGTTTCTTGAACTCTTCCCAGTCGGATGTGGCGGCCAGGTTCAGGTGTGGCAGCAATTTACGCCATGTGGTTTCTTTGTTGTTTTTCTGGCACACTATGATCCCACAGAAGTCGGGTTTCCGTTCGACGAGTTCCTCGATCACTGCGAGGGTTATCCACGTTTTTCCCGTTCCCTGTTCGGCGAATAGTCCGATGGTCTTTCTCTCGATTACCACTCGTGCGGCTTGCGTTTGCTGTTGGTCCAATTGGCTTGCAAAATAACCCAACGTTTCTCTCCGCCTGTCCCACTGTGGTAACCCATATCCCGAGTCCGCCCGCGGCGGTTATCTGTGCCAGCTGATCGAGCTGGTTCTCCCGAGGTTGCTTGCCCGGCATCTTGACTTCGATGCCGAAGAACATTCCTTGGCATATCCCGAATATGTCGGGGATGCCGGACTCCTGGTATTCGTTGCCGTGTATCTTCCACCACTTGCCGCCGAAACGCCGGCGCAGCCTTTTTAGGATACGCCGGACGAGCCGTCCTTCAGGCTGTTTGGCCATCAGGTAATATGAGAGCCAGAGTTATTGGTATAGTCCATACTTCCCGATAGTCCCACCCTCACCACCTGACCATTGGAATTTACTTCCATCCACGTGATTTCCCCCACAGTGTAGCGGCCATTAGGAAAAGGGAGTATCTCACCTTTCTGAGGTATAGAGGGAAAAATCAACTCGTCTAAATCGAAGGGCCTAACATTTCCGTAGGAACTGCCGCTCCTACTTTCAGCTTCAAAAATACAGCGAATCTTCATCAAGTCCCCCTGTGGTTAAAAAGAAAAGGGACGCGGGTCTGCCGAACCGCGCCCCTTCCACACCTTGGCCTCAGTAGTTAACGCCGTGGCGCCCAGTGTTACAGCAGGCCTTCTTCCTTCGCGGCCTTGATCACAGCCTTACGTTGCTTCTGCAACGTCTTCAGCTTCTTGAAGTTAATGTCCCAGTCGTGAGTCGACGCCAGGTCCTCGAGCTCCGCCTGCGTCATCTCGTTAATCTCGTCTTCGTCGAGCTCTTCCTCGTCAGCGTCTTCCGCCTCGTCTTCGTCTTCGTCCTCGTCGGCGTCCTCGGCTTCGTCTTCATCCTCATCTTCGTCGGCGGCGTCATCGCCGAAGCCGACCACGACGGACTGCTTCCGTCCTTCGTAGACTTCATGGTCGATCTGGATGGTCAGCTCTTCGTCGATGACCGCGTCCATATCCAGCTCGAATTCTCCCTTGGGAATTTTGTAGCCGATGGCGGCGAGCACGGACTTGATGTTGAACAGGGCTGCCGGCGCAAGCGAGGTGTAATACGGCTTGGGCTGTTGGCCCTTGGCTTTTCCCTTGGTGATCTCGAAGGTCCATTTGAAGTAGGGGTGCTCGTCACCCTCGCCCGGTTCAACGGCCTTGACCTTGGCAGTGTGAGCGCCGGCGGGAATGACCATCCGCGCCTGGACGTCCTTCAGCGAAGGAATAATGATCTTGTTGGACTTCTTAGATTTTTTGGCACGTGCCATAGTTACTTGCCCTTTGCAAGGTTGGAGATCAGTTCATAGGTGGGATTAGCCACAAAGTCCGGCATGACAATCGACTTGGGCTTTCGAGCCTTAGTGATGTACACCGGGTTAGGGCCTACGCGCATACAATATTCCGCAATTCGTTTCTTGCGCAACTTGTTTTTTACTATGCGCGTCCGAATGAAGGTATGGCCAATAAACGAGCTGGCGGAACAAACCAGAGTGGCCATACTCTTCATAACTGCGGGCCCCACTTCTGGCGTGATGATGTCCTCTACGCCATCATCATTGCCTTCATCGGGGTCCACTAGTTTCTCTTGCGCGATGAACACCGTTTGCGACGGCAATCCGCGGAAGTTCATTATCTGGGTCTTCATAATTTCGCCGACCGTTCCCCAGTCTCCCTTCGTCATGGTGCCCCATGATCCGGGTGGTTTCTTGCCGGCGAATTTAGCTTTGGATTTCCTGCCACCCACATCAGCTACGACTAAACCCTGCAGCTGAGTGAGCGTATCGATGACCACAGTCTTGTAACGCTGGCCGCGTTTGTTGTGTAGCAGCCACCAGTAGATCGCCTCAAACTCTTCAAGTGTCTGTGGCTCCGCGATGTCCACACCATCCATATCCGAGACGCTCTCGTCGCCTTCATCCTTGATATCGATGATCAGGACTGGCTTCGGGAAGCTAGCACTGACGGTGGTCTTGCCAGTGCCGCTACGGCCGTAGATGAGATACGTCCGCTTACGGTCGTGCGGATCGGTGGCCTTGCGCACCGCGATCTCTCTGCCATCCTGTTGATGTCGAGCGCCGGATACGCGTTGGTCCTTCGTCGAACCGGTACGCTCGCTCCGCCTGAGCCTCGTGGTGCCGTTCGCGGCGGACTTGTGCAGCTTTTTCTTCAATCGCCTGGCGGATACGCTCATGCTCGGCTCTCGCTTCCTGTGGGAATTTGTAGCACCATTTAATCAACTCTTCCACTGTGGGAAGCTCCTTGAAGAGGTTACGGTGCTCCGCCTCCTCAAGCCGTACGCCTCGGGCGAACTTATCAAGCTCCTTCCGCTCAAGCCTCATCCTCTTGTTCGTCCCCAACCGACTCGCCTGTTTCAGTGTCAACTGCATATTGAGTCCTCTTAACGAAGTCGTAGTCCAACCCGAGTAGACGGGCTTGGCACAGGTTGTTAAACTGGCAACTGTCACAATGCCAGTCCAGATTTCTCCCCTTACGCTTACCATGCCCGCGCTCGATCTCTTTGGCTGTGGTAATGAAGTCCCGTAGGAGTATTCGCTCCACCTCAGGATTTCGAGGCATGAACACGCGATTATAGTAACGCGACTGGTTCTCCACAGCAACATCTAAGAGATGTCTCACTTGATCCTTGTCGAGATTTTTATGCTTCTTCAGGAACCGGCGTACAACCACAGGGAGGGTGACGATAGCGGCTTTGCTTATCGATCCGTCCTTATTGATCTTAGGCTCCGACGGTCCCTTTGACCATATGAGGTCCCACATGGTGCCGTCCAACGGCTTCATGCCGAGCTCTTCCCACATCCTGTGGTAAACTGTCGACTGGACGTTACGCCACATCTGAGAATCACTCAGCTGCTTATTACCGGTCTTGCGATCCGATAGCCATGTCCGCTTGTTGCGTGTACGAACCACCCAGTCGGCCTTGCCGGTCAGTCGTATCGTTGGGGTGAGCTTGATCTCCATATCGTGCTCGGCGAGCTTGTCACGAAACATGATGGGCTTAACCGGTTTGCTTACCCAGTATTCCTCGTAGCCCGTCATAATGTCGAGGGAGTCTTGGATGATATCACCGTACTCCTCACGCTCGGTCTCGAAGAGGTTCAGCTCCTCTACGCTGAGCTCGTCGACTGCATCTTGTATCGGCTTGCCATAGACTTGTAGCTCACCCATCCTGTGGATAAGTGTTCCGATCTTGAGCGGCCTCGGCGCTTTCTTCTTACGCAGATTTTCTTCGTAGGCGTAGTGGTATGACCGGCGACACTTACGCCAAGCCTTGATCTTCGATTGGCTAACTTTCAGCATCGCCGGTTATTCCTTTATCTAGGTCCTTGCCATACGTATACTTTAACGGATACGCCTTCGATGGAATGGAAGCCGATCAGTTTTTCAGACTCAGGCAACTCATCAAAACCCCCGTCTTCGTAGTCTTGATTTCCCGTGATAGTTCCATCCTCATCAAAGTATTTTTCATTGATCTCGTCCACCAATCGTCCTAGTCGATGATTACCGTGCTTCTGATAATCCCAACCAAGCTGCTCACATACGCCGAATTGCGTTGCTACTCGAGCAGTTTTAATTGCTTCCCTAACTTTGTCACGATTGGTAGGGGCTTTAATCAGTTTCAATGTGGCCATTTGCCAGCTCCTATGGGATCATTAGTTTTAACGGCGGGAACTTCGAATGCATACGGGACTTACTCATCAGCATCATTGGCGGAACTTGCCCTCCCATGATACCCACCCACACCTTCTTGGTGTTTTGTATCTCCATGATCTCTACCCAATCGAACTCCCAACATGAGACGATTAGGCTGCTATCTGGAGTCCGGAACGCGGGGAGCGGGAGGATGCCCGCTTCGCCGGTGAAGAGAACGTTACTACCTTGGAAGCTTGCTGGGATTGCCATCTCTCTAATGTCACTCCTTTGGACCATGGGCCAATCTTGGCCTCGCCTTCGATTGGAACTTTCATGTGGATGTTGAGCTCGTCCATCAGCTTTGGCCGACGCATGATTTGCAGCACGCGCCGATATACCTGTGGGACGTATTTCTTCTTTACCAGGAAAATGATGCTATCGTGAACTGTACCGCATAAACGAACTTTGTCAATGCCGTACTCCTCCGACATTTGTATGGCAACCATTAGGTTTAGTTCGTTGGCAAAACCTTGGACAGGACTGTTGATTGCCTGACGCTCTGCCTCACGACGTTGCGGCGTATCTTCGCTAAGGAGGGCGTGTGGCAGGCGACGCCGGCGTCCACTAAGCGACGTGACATAGCCCTGTGTTCTCGCCGTATTTTTCTGGCGACGATGCCAACTTTCCAACTCGGGATAGAGCTCAAAGAAGTTCGTCCGACTCTCTTGCGCTTGTTCGTCATCCACATCTACCCCATAGTTGTCGCGTGCATAGATCTTAAACTTCTTCCACCACATACCGTAGAGGTATCCGAAGTTCACGGCCTTGGCTTTCTTACGTAGCTCTTTCCACGCCGGCAGTATATCGATACACGCGTCGGGTCCCGCTTTAAGCATGAGACGGATTGCCTCGTTATACTTGACGGGTTTCCCGGCGAGCGCCTTACCGGTGAACAGGACCTCTTTCTTTTTACCACGTCCGCGTTGAATTTCTGTTAAGGCTGTCAGCCAGTGCGCATCGCCGCCGCTGGTGAACACCTTGATAAGGGACTTGCTACGCGCCAGCTCCGCGGCAATGCGCAGTTCAATTTGACTTAGATCCGCTTCGATGAATTCCCAGCCAGGAGGTGCGGTGATGAGCGAGCGTATGAAGCCGTCACGCGGAACCTGCTGCAGGTTGGGGTTCTCGCATGACAGCCGCCCAGTGACTGTGCCGTGCAGCTTGAAGCTCGGATGCAGCCAGCTGTTGACGAGGTAGGGTTTCCAACCTTCAATGAAGAAGCTTCGTTGTTGCTTCGCACCGCGGAACTCAATGAGCGCGCGGGCGAGCGGATGGTCGGTGCGCATGAGCACGGACTCAGAGACCGACGGATTACCCTTCTCTGTTCGTTCAACCACAGGGAGCTTCAGACGGTTATATAAGAGATCCGCCACCTGTGGTGGTGAGCCCCAGTTAAAGTCATCTGGGAAATCTTTGACCTTCGCCGTGCATTCGGCAAGCTTCTTCTCCGCTTCGATGATGCGGCGATCCAGCTCAAGCTCAGCCTTCTTGAATTGGCTCACGTCAACGTAGACGCCGTTAAATTCGATCTGAACGAACAATCGTAGAACCGGCATCATGATCCGGTGAAACACCTGTCGGACGCCTGGCTCGTTCCTAAGCATCATAGCGAACACATGCTTTAGCTGCAGCGTATAGTAGCCGTCATGCGCAGCATAGAACGATAGCTCCTTCATCGGACCGTCGACTTTGGTCTCTCGATCCACGTCCCAGTCGGGTGCGCCGAGATACACTTGAGCTAGACGCTTGAGCCCATGGTTACTGTTCTCGTCCAGAAGATAGTGGGCTATCATCGTGTCGAAGTAGGCAAACATCTGCCAGTCCACGTTGAAGTGAACTTTTATCCACAGGTAGTCGAACTTCCCATTGTGGGTAATCAGGCGGACGTTACGCTTGCGGATACGCCGGTCGATCATCGCCACGACTTCCTCGAAGTCGTACCATGGACTCTCCCTGTGGTGACCAGGAATTACCCACTGCTTTCCTCGGATTGCAAAGACAAGCGCGGTCACACGCGAATGCCTCTGCCAGGGAAATAACCCTGTGGTCTCTATGTCGAATGCTACTTCGCCGCGCAGCTTTGCCAGCATACGCATGAGCTTCTTCTTAGTGTCGACCAGCGTATAGTGAAGCTTCTTCTCGCGCGGAATCTCCCCCGCTGCGATGATGTCAGCGAAGAGCTTTATGTCACGGTCGATGGTGGCTTCTGTGGCTGGATCGTAGAAGATATAACCTGGCGTCCACGTAGGAAGGTAGATGATGCCGCGGTGCTCGAACGGTCGCCCGCGAGCTTTGTTGATGCCCTTCATACTCTTGATGGAGAATATGGCGGCGTTGCCCATCAGGAGAACGAACTTCGGTTTTATCTTCCGGATCTGCTTGAACACATATAGACGGCAAGACTTTATCTGCGCCTCTGTGGGTTTCTTCCCGCGCGACGGCTCGCAGCTGACAGCGCTGGCGAAGTACGGATTGTGGATGCCGTGTCGCGCTAGCAATGCTCGGATGCGTCCATTATTGCCGCGGGCATCGGGTGTCTCGCCGATAACCATAATCTCGGATTGTTCCTGTCCGCGCAGGATATCGCATACCTTCGCACATCCGGCGCTGAGGCGGCACCGGGTGCAATTGCTATCACGCATAGAGACTCTCGGGATCGATGGGGGTGGAATGACCGTAGCGTGTAATGTACCCGGCGGGCGTGACCTTGTAAACTTCCATGACGCGCGCTAGATGATCGAGCGGCACTGTGCTTCTGAACTCGATCCCGTAGAAAAGGCGTACAATCTTATGGCGTCTGTTGTAGATGATGTTGGCACAATCTGAGCATGGACTGTGGCTCACATATAGGTCATACTCACAGCCATCGTGGAGTGCTGCTCTTCCGATAGCGTTGGCTTCAGCGTGGATAGACCTACTGCATGGCTCATGTGTGAGACATTCTGGCCCACAGTGTGATGCGCCAGGCTTAGGGCCGTTGTATCCCATGCTGATGACTGTTCGTGTCAGATGACAGAACACGAGGGCGCCGACGTTGAGCCGAGAGCACGTCGAACGCTCACTCGCTAGGATTGCATGACGCATCAGATGAAGGGGCCGGCTCGGTCGTGTTGTCATCTGTCTCGTATCTCCAGCCGTCAAACTCGCCACAGTAGTCATTGTCTTTTACTTTGGGCCATACGGCCTCTACCTCGGTTACTCCCTCATACACCATGGCTACAGGGATGGGAGGGAATCTCCGGCATTGTCCTTTGATGAAACCCAGCTCCAACGACTTACTTCTGGGTTTCATCATGTGGGTACAGTTCTGGCACTTTGGTTTCATATCGTGGCCATGTCTGACATGAAGCGCTCGAGGATCTCTTGCGCAGTTGGTATCCTGACCTTCGTGTCACCCCATTGCTGGCGCTGCATCAGGTTGCCGATGCGTTGGTGCCACACTTTCATCTTTCCGATGACTGCAACTTTGACGCGATCACGTTCGGTCTTGAAGCGCCGTGCAGCGCGGTCGAGGACTGGGCGGTGTACATTCGCCCACGTATCCTTGGTCTTCTCGTAGTGGCGCTCGCTGGCGTTGGCGCCGTCGGTTCGGTAGAGGGGCGCCGACAACAGCGCCGCCTCGAGTTCACGTTGGTAAGCGAGCGCTTGCAACAGCTGGTCGCGCAGGCGCTCATTTTCCGATTGCAGGCGATCGAGGGCTAGTGCCGATATGGTATTCATTACAACCTCCCTTAGCGACAGGCGGAGTCTTGAAGACTGCCATCCAATCATTCTTGAACAGGTGCAGACTGGCGATGGTCATGAAGAACTCGCCGGGCAAAACGTGGAACCAGTTATCCGGATCGCGTTCGCGCAAGCGTTCAATGAACCAGAGGCATAGTCTTGCTGTTAGATATATATCATCTCGGAAATGCCGCAGCAAGTCACAAGATCGCATATGGTAGTTTATATGCAACTTATCATTGCGTCGGAACAGCTGATAGCCGAGGGTGCAGGGAGTCCTTCCCATGTGATGAGTGCCTGTGTCCTCCGGAAAGAAGATAGGGATATACGCCTGCCGCGTCATCGGATCGCGTACAAGCAAGTCGATAACATCATTCAAGTCGCCGAGGCGATGGTAGATGCCGATGTTCTGCTCTTCCTCGTTACGCTCGAGGTACTCCCACTCACCCGCCCAGCGTGGCCAATAACGCTCCATGTAGTTGTGGTTAAACCGGCCTTCATTGTCACGGAACTTATCCGCACTGTTGGCGTATGGCCACTTCGCCCATTGTTCTCCCGGGTTAATCGGCTCGCCGCCGATGCGCTCAGCGAAGTGATCATCGGCCCACGGCAGGTTTGGCTTGATATCGGTGCGGAATTTCTCGAGGCATCCCTCGAGCGTCGCCGGCCCGAACATGCTGACGGTAAAGCAGCCGTTCATCAGCTCAAATGTCGCCATCTCTGGCTTTGTTGACACGTCCACTGATTGCCAGAACGACGGGGGAACCAAAGTTGCATAGGCCTCCATATCCCTGTGGACCATATCAATGGCGGCGGCGAAGTTGGGGAAGTGCATCATTTCCGGTATCCTGGATGGTTTTTGCGAAGATAGGCTATCAGCTTATCTGGGTCCTTGATCAGCTTAGCCGATGTGTCGCGCACTCTACACGCCTGCGAAAACTTGTCAATGCCGCGGCCGAACTCGTCGCACAGGTACCTTGCCGTCCACTTCACTACCCAATTGTAGAAGTATGGATCCAAAGCTTTAAGGAGCTTAAGCTGAGTGATGGGCTCTTTCTGCATTGGGATGAGCGTCACCCAATACATCGGATGTGCTGTCGCATTGGCGAAGTGGAAGTTGACCTGTGAGTCCGTGACACCGAACGGCTTAAGGAGGACTTCGCGCAGGAATACGAGGTCCGCCGGAAACTTCTTGAAGAGCTCAGTTGTGCGGTAGAACAGGTCCGTCTGAACCTGCCCCTTCTTAAGCAGCGTGAGGGTTACAGCTTGTATGCAAGGTCCCATAACGCTTGCGCGTTTAGCCTTCCGGTCTGGGTCAGCTTTGAGTAGATGATTGTAGCAATGGAAACCCACACTTCCGTATTTCCCCTGGTCCTTCCGTCGCTCCCACAGTTGGAGTGCCATGTCTCTACTCGCAGCGTTAATGTAGTTCCGCTCGAGTTGCCGCATTTTGTGGCCACTGTAACCAATGTCGGACAGTTGCAAGTCATCGCCTAGCCCGTCTGGCAAACTCCAAGTAAGCCCTCGGAGGATCTTACGATTACCGGCGAAGAGGACATTGTCGGTTCGAAAGGCCGACTCTCGGCAAAGCTTGAGCCACTGATCTCGCACGGTTTTTCCTCTGCTGTGGTGTTACGCGACTGCACCAGGTCGTGCAGTGATGCGGCTTGCCATCCCTGTGGCTTGATCAGATCAGTCGGCGACTGTCGCTTGTTGTCGCTGACGCCGGCCAGCTCTTTCGCCATGTTCGCTTCATGGACACGCATGAAGCCCTCTTCAAAGTCCCATCCACGATTGATCGCCATGCCGACGGCGAAGTAGACGAGATCAATGAGGGCATCAAACATGGCTGCATCGTCTTCTGTGCGGGCATCGATCAATCGTAACTCCATAGCCGTACGGAATTCGATGATCTCCTCTTCAAGGAAACCACAGGAGAGTATGAGGTCCGATGGCGGTATGTCGGTGGGCTCATGCGGGATCGGCAATCCGAACTTGCGTCGGAACTCGATTACGCGCTCAACTATCATTCTGCAAGGATCCTTCTGTCCAGGTTGAGAAGTTGGTGTAACCCGCCGACATGGGCTAACTCCATAAAGTGAGTGTCGGTGCGGCGGTAGATATACTGTGCGGTGTTCATCATCCGCGCATCGTATGCGGCGCAGATGTTCGCATGAGCGCCAGCGAGCCTATCGAAGTGCTCCTGGCTCTCGTGGTCGTGCTTCTTATGCGACGGCGGGAGATGATGTGTGGTGGGTCGGACGTATATGATGAACGGGTGACTGGCGAAGAAGTCACGGACTTCCGTAATCTTGAGGATGCTCCCTCTTCCCATCACAGGACCGTAGATGCCTTCGCTGATGCATGGGTGACGGTCGAATATCACATTGTCCATGGCGAGGCATCGTGCAACGCGAGCATGAAATTCATCGTTCGATTTGGGCGGCCCTTCGCCTTGAATGAGCGGCAATCCCATGACTTTGGATAGGCGGTTTCCGAGGGTCGTTTTGCCGCCGTGATCCGGACCTTCAAGAACGATGTTCATTTCAAGGCGCGTCCTTTGCTGATTGACTTGGGAGCGTTGAATATTGCATAAACATTATCCACACGCAATCGGGAAAGAGTCATGCGATCATTGATACATGCACGCGACGCTGCCGAGGCCATCCCCATCCCATACCAAACCTTGATGAGTCGGATCCGGAGAGGACAACTGGCTGCCGTGAAGATAGGGCCTAGCGTATTCATCGAAGAAGGGGAAGTCCGCCGACATGCTGGTAACCAAGATATGGTCGATGCAACCAGGAAAGTATTTCTGTCTGAGCACTCGACCGAGGGGACAGGCCAAGGGCCCACTAAAGAATTACTGGTTCGAGAAGTACGAGTTCCATCTTGTCGCAAAAAAGATAAGGCAGCTTAGGGACGATTTCAATGTCTGGTTCTGCGCCCACGGATTTAACGCTCGTCGCCGACATACAGACCATGCTGAGGTATCGCACTTTCTATATGCTGACCTCGATGGGATGCATCCAAATGCTTGTCCGATCCGCCCATCCATGGCAGTTATGTCATCGCCAGGACGGTACACTGGTTATTGGTATGTCGGACAAGCCATCGATTGGGAGCGAGATAACCAGGCCTGGACACAGCTTATTGGTGCCGACCCGGGAGGATGGGACCCAACGCAAGTTCTAAGAGTTCCCACTTCATATAACCACAAGTACAGCAATTCCCCGCTGGTCAAATCCCTGTGGCAAACCGGTACAGTCTACAAGCTCAGCGAGATACGCGCTAAGCTTCCTCAGCCTACATCCGCCAGCGCACGCAAGGAAGCGAAGGGCGCAGCGGCGGTGTTCATGAAGTGGGAGAAGATCATCCCACGGATCTACATCAAAGGGCTGATATCCAATAAACCTACAGAACGTGACCGTAGCGATTGGCTATGGCGCGTCGGCGGGGACCTGCGCGAAAAGGGCGTTCCGACTGACGATATATTCACTCTGTTGTGGAACAGCGGCAATAACAAATACCGCGACCGTCGCAATGGCGAGAAGTACCTGCGCCGCGAGATTATGAAGAAGCTCGAGAGTCGGCTACACCGAAAGATCAAGCCGAAGGAAGCTGATCCCGACGAGCTATTCTGCGAGAGCATGGCCGAGGTCGAAGAGCAGGAAGTCGACTGGATGTGGGAGAACTACGTTGCGCGCGGCGAAGTTACCATCATCGAAGGAGATCCCGGTGTAGGCAAGAGTTTGCTTGCGCAGAAGTTCGCTGTCGCTGTAGCGAACGGCGACGGGATGCCAGGCGATAAGAGGATGGGGGCAAAGCCAGAGGTGGTATTCTTCCTCGATCACGAGAACTCCAAGGCCAGCGTGATGAAACCGCGCCTCAGTCATAACGGCCTGCGCAACCCTCAGAACATCCGTCAGGAAGAGAAGTCATTCAGCGTGGACGATACCGACACGGTCGAAGAAGTCCACAAGGCGATTGTGAAGCATAACTGTGGCCTGGTGATATTCGACACGCTGATGAATTATGCCGGAGGAGCGAACACGCATAACAGCGCGGAGACGGCGCGCATGATGGGAACGTTCCGCGATATCGCAATCAAGTTCCATATCCCTGTGGTCGTAATCCGACACCTGACCAAGGATAGCAAAACGAAAGCGGGTTACCGTGGGCAAGGGAGTATAACGTTTACTGGGACCGCGCGTACGGTGATCGGTGTGGGATATGCCGGCGATGATCCTGCAGGGCGGCTGTTCAAAGTGACGAAGAGCAACTTGACCGACGTTGGCGGGATGAAGGCGTACCGGTTCAGTCTGATCACTGAAGGAAAGCGAGTGAAGGTCAACTTCGACGGATCGGTCTATGTGACAGACGAAGAGCTGCTCAATACACCGCGCTGCAAGCCAGTCGATGAGAGCCCGATCATCGAATGGATGACCGAGACTCTCAAAGGCAAGAAGAAGAGTATGAGTGCGTTAGTTCTCGAGGGCAAGCCATATGGCTATGATGAACGGATGATTACGTCCATAGCCCACAAGATAACTAAGCTTGGACCGTTGAGGCGAGGGGAGCCTACACGAGTCCTATCAATCTAGTGATATGAAGAAGCACCACTGTTAGAAACGCTAGACTTCCAACCCACAGGAATATCGTACGAAGCTCCCGGAGAAATCGGATCATAGCAGTTTACCTCGATTAGGATGCCGGCGAGGTTTCCTGTCGAGGTAACTGTCGGAGCTTGTACTCCGGTGAGCCGCTCCCGTACCACGAGAGCGATGTCACGCCGGAATATCTCAACGTCTTCAGGGCGTGTGCGATCCTCCAATCTCATTGTCTGTAGGATGATATATGCGACGAGCTGTTCCGCCCTCACGCGCTCGCTGTGAGCGCAGAATCGGATAGTTTGTCCTGTGTCCTCGAGGGCTATCCCGAAGCGGACCGCTACCGATCCCGCGATGATGCGGACGAACGGATCATCGGGATAGGCCACCGGATCACTGTGGCTATCCATGTCCCGCTGGTGAAACCAATGGTCGGCTGTCCCACAGGGATGAAGTTGCTGAGCGCCTCGGTGAGCCTCTGGATCTGGGAGGCCTGGAGGTCTGCCGTAACACGAGCTTCCAGATGCTCTTCGCCAATCTTGGCGTCCGCTATGATTGCTTGGAAGTAAGGGGGGAGGCCAACCTCTCCAGTGATCAGGCGTGTCACGATGGAAGCGAGATCGGGTGTCATTGGCCCACCTCTTGCAGATCGAGATAAGCTGAGAGGTATGCTTCACCATCGTCTCCCTTGACGGTAAAGCCTCCATCAATATACATGAAGCGTTGTTGAACCAGCCAACTACGTAGCTTGATAACGCCGTCAAGTGTGGCTTCAACCGGAAGAAAAATTCGGAGCTTGCCGTTCTCATCCAGTATCCACCTGTGGACACTGTGGTGAGGAAAGTGCGTAGCGATTGCTGTAGCAATGCGCGAGTGGGTCTCATTCATAGAGGCTCCGGAGGTTGCATCGGCGCCGCGACATTGCAGCGCCGGTGCAATCGTTATACCTCAATCCAGCCCATTCGGCGATAGCGATTGTTCACTGTGGAATAGGCGAGAAACGGAGCAACGATCCATACCACAGGGATAGTAACGACCGGGATGCAGAGGAGGACGTAAATCACGAAGGCGCCCCAGCATCCTTTGACGGCGAAGTAGATAGGCCCGAAGATTAGCGTGACGAGAGGAGACCAGATAATCTCGCCTGCAGTTTCGACGTAGCCGTTACTCGGGTTCCGGAATTTCATCATAGTGCTCCACGGTTTGACCGAACACCGATACTATACCCGAATGCGCGATAAATCTAAATGCCTCGGATAACATCGCTGGGTTGTTGCGGGCGTGTACAAAGAAGAAGACCCATGGCTGAGTTTTCTCGGTTTCTCTGTACAAGATGAAGGCCTCTATAACAGTGCCCTCTTCCACGATGCCGACGAACACGCAGTCGGCGGGTAGCTCAGTAACTCTGCCTTCCCGGAGAGTGACCCTCTTGAGGTATTGCATTGGACTTCCATTGGTTACCTTGGACGAGCACTGCGTCGGCGGCCTGATTGACGGCGGCTTCGAACATCTCCTTGCTGTATGGCGTGTAGATTTTAATCTCGACTTCGATGGGTCTACCTTCGTGGACCATCGTGACTTGGAAGTCGACCTCGTTAAAGTAGATTGTCTTGTCTACTCGGACAAGTTGGAATGGCATCTGATACCAGATGTAGTCGGTCTCGTAGGTAGACGGCGGCTCATCGTTTATGGACATACCGGCTAAGATGACGCCAAAGACAGCAGCCCCAATTCCATGCATAGTTGTATTCCTTCCTCAGTGATAGTCCACGTTCGCTCACAGCTGGCGTAGATGGTATAGTCAGCTAGCGACAGTTCTCTGAGAGCGCGCAGGGTTGCGATATTGAACTTCCAATTCTGCTTATCCCAGTCTGTGGCCTTGGAGCCGCTGACGTGATAGACGATAGGTCCGGATAGCAGAATCGCTAGGGCCCGTTTTTCGGTGTTGCTTATCTTCATCCGAATAGGGCCCTTACGCCTTTACTCAGTCGAAGGCGGAATATGGCCAGATGCGCCCGCGACATTGCCGGGTCCGACCACAGGTAGTCGAGAGCTAACCTGTAATGGTCCAGGGCTTCCCTCCAATGGTACATCGCGCAGTTCCATTGCATATGCGGTCTCCTCGTCGATACGATCTGCCATCCGTTGGCGGTGCCGTGTGATGTTGTGGTGTTCCTCCCAGAGCGGCATAATGCGCTCGAGCTTGACCACAGGGGGAACATAGTAGGAAGGGTAGTAGGTCATTGATCCCTCAAGAAAATAGGCGGAACGTTCATTACGGGGGGTTGTTTTGCGCGTTCCGCCTTTAGTGTTTCGGGGAGGATCACCGGTGAAATCAGGGGTCTCCCGGTGTACGAGCTGATCATACGCGCGAGGTCGCCTTACGTCAATTTCTTCTTTTTGTACCAAGGCGTCTTCACCTTGACGAGAGGCGCGCGACCTTCAGGCAGGTCAGTGCCTGCGTCAATTGGGTCTTGCAGGGGGACTGGATTGCGAGGTTTGATGCGTTCGCGTTTGTGCCAGCGTGGCGCGCGTTTGCCTGTGTCGGTTGGGTCGAAGAGGGCGCGATATGCGCTCCTCTCGACGAACTTCTTGGAGACGAATGGCAGCTTCATCGGGCGAATTCCTTAAGCTTGTCTGCGAGTTGGGCAAGCGTTGGATAGGAAACCGATTGCGGATCGCATCGGATCACCTGCTTGATCTCCCGGTAGAGTTCGTCTACCTCCTCGGGGCTCAGTTGGATTGTCAGTTTGACTCTCATGCTCTCTCCTCATTTGGCGTAGCAGTAATTCTAAGTCCCGGAAGAGCAGGAGCTCTTCGCGGGACAGGGTACGCAGGTACTCGTTCATTGGCGCTGCATCAGCTCGTCACAGTCAGCACACTGGATGTTGAGATCATCAGTCCCGTATGCGTTCTTCTCACACATCGGGCAAGTGTACTTGGTGCGTTTGCTGCCTTTCTTTTCCTTCACGGCGAGAGTGCCTGAGAAGGTGAATTTGATCTTACAGCGTTTCGCCGACTTCGCAAACAGTCCATTTTCAATAATGTAGTGGCTGCAACGGCGGCCAGTTTCTTTGCCTCCGGGCTGCCCTGTGGTCGACGGCTGCAGGCCAACGCTCTTCATCTTGTCAGCCCATTCGCGATTGTGACCCGCCTTCTTCGGCGGCGTGCCGTGCAACGATTGCCACAGGTGGACCATCTCGTGAACCAGGGTGGACATGATCTGGTCGTCTGTGCGTCCGCCGAAGCTGAACGGATTGAGAGCGAGTTCGTGGATAATATCCTTGGACTTGCCCATGATGTTGATCTTCTTAGTCTTGCCTGTGGCCTTGTCTGTAACAGTGAACGCTTCGTGGCGGAAGTAACCGTAGGCGGATTTGTGAGGCACGAGCGTAAGCAAGACCTCGGGTAGCGTGTTGTTGAACAACTCGCTGTTGAAGTGGTTGTAGGCGGTCTGGATGTCTTCGTAGGTTTTCGATGTGATGGTCATTGGGTTTCCTTTGATTTGCGGATCAGATCCTTGAGGCGTTTGAGTTCCCGTTTCGTGAGCGCGTGGGGAGCACTCATGAGACGGTCGAGTTCGGCTTCCTCTTTCGGTGTCATCGTGCGGGGTCCCTGTGAGGGTGGGGGCCGAAGCCCCCGATTGTTATGGGTTGGCAGCAAGTCATCTAGTCATGAACAAGATAGCGATCCAGTCTCGAGCTGAACGGTCGCCACGTCGAGCGTCAATAATGACACGGAGAGCAGCGTTAGGTGAGTGGCCCGCGGTCTTCAGCATTTTGTAGATGTGTGGATATTTCATGTGAGTTTCTCTCCGTCGTGTTGACAATCTGAATATAGGTCAACTGCATCCGGATCTCAACAGAAAGCTAAATAAAAAAAGGAGCCCGGAGGCTCCTTTCTTTTCAGGCGTTGGTGACGTAGATGTTTCGCATTGCGAAGAACATCGGGTCTTGGTGTTCCGTGTTCTTCAGGTTGAGGATGACTACAACCACGTAGTCGGATCGCTCGGGCATCATGAAGTGGCGTTGCACGATGATCATGAGGGGCTTCTGGCCTTTGATCAACGAGCGGACCTTCGTCATGGCGCGATGGGCTCCTTCGTAGGTCCTGAAACCTTTAGCAGCCATGAAGTGAGGGTCGGTATTAAGGAACATTGTCTTCTCCTGTGGTTGACAAGAGAAGCTATAGGCGATAGTCCTCCGGACCGCAATAGAAAACTTTGCCGCGGAGTCGGGATTTTAGACGGTAGGATTTTCTTGACCAGGGGCCTCTTAAACTATTCACCGGGGCGTTGGTGAAGTCGCGATGATGCAGCATGCGTCCGAGACGATGTTCAACGCATCCGATACAGAGTTCTCCATCATCCTGTGGGTTGATTTTGAGCCACAGGTGATCATGGATCATGTAGTACTCGTGAATGAGATAGTTCCTGACGCCGCAGCCAAGACAGACTTCGGATGGCCACTTAGGTGAGAATGGTTCGTACATTTGCTTTTCCCAAAAAAGAAGGGCCCCGAAGGGCCCCTTGAAGTTTCAGTAGTCGAAGCCGTCGAGCGGGCCGAGTTCCATGTTGTGACGTGCGAGGCGATACCGGAGAGGAAGTTCGTACGGCTCATCGGGCATTGCACGCGACGGAATGCCGTCCTGTCGGTTGAACTCGTCGAGGATCGATTGCACTTCGGCTTGTGCCTGCTCAGGCGTGATTTTTTTCTCCTTAAGCTCGTCGGCGATTTCATTCAGTCGAACGATACGCTTGATATTTTCTTTGGTCAGTAGTGGCATGTGTCAAAATTCCTTCTTTGTTGACAGATCCACTATGTCATAGATAGTGGTCATCGTCAACAAGATGAATCTTTTTTATTGGGTCTTTTGGGCCACCGATGTCAAAATCTTCGTGACCATAATCTGGATCGCCGTCATCTTTGAAGACCCAGCAGAGACCGAGGCATCCGCCGATGATGAGGAAAATTCCGATAGTTGTCGACATGAGTAGTTCCTAAGTTGTTGCGGTGCAGGAAGCTTGAACTTGGTGCGCTGCAGCTGAGTAAAGTCGCAGCGCACTGTAGTATAGATCCGGATCTAAGCTACAATCCCGACCTTTTGCCACAGGGTAGCTGTCGCTGTCTCGATGCGTTGGTACTTGATCACTACCCAATTGTTGCCGGCGGCGTTGCCTTTGAGGGCGATGAACATCCAGTTGGGGTCTTTGCCGCTGAGAACGCTGGCGATGTTGAGATCGTTAGCGCGTGCGGTTGCCATTCTCTTGTCCATTGATTTATCTCACTGAAATCCATCTGAGTTCGTAGTCGTGGCCGCTGACGTTGATCGCGTCGAGGAGCATCTGAAAGTCGCTGAATGCATATACCCACTCACTGTGGTATAGGCCTTCGGAGATGATCTCGTCACGGAAGTTGCGCTCGGCGATGACTGCCATCTTGTACGCCGGACGTGTGATGATCTTGCCGTCTTTGGTATTGATAACCATGCATAGTTTCATGTGGCTGATCCTAAAGTTTGGGGGGCGCGAGGCCCCCCAGTTGTTTATTGTTTCAGTACTTCGTCGAGCTTTTTGAGTAGATGGTCGATTCTTGTTTCTGCTTGCTTGTGAGTCATGAGGCCGTCCTTAAAGTGAATTGCGGTTTCATGGATCAGTTCGCAAATCGTAGAGAGCCTTTCTTCTTTTGTCATTGTCTTCTCCTTCGTGTTGACCTAAGCACCTTACGCCTACTGTGGGAAGGCGTCAACAGGAAACTAAAAGACCCGCAACAGTATTTCTACTGGCGGGCCTTTCAGGTCAACCGGCGCTGTGTACAGCGCAAGGAAGCTAGTCGTAAAGGGTATCGCCGATTACGATGGCGACGGCGTTGGGATTGTCGCGCACAGCATATCCGAGCAGTGCAGCGGCGGCGAGGAATGTGATGATCAGGAAAGCGTTCATTTGTGAGGATGTCTCCCGTGTGAAGTTGATAGGCTACATCACACGGGAGTTTTTGTCAATACTTGGTCGCAATGTCACGAGCGAGGCAGAAGCCGTAGGGAGCACCGTTGATACCCCAAGCGATCCCGCCGTGAGGTTGCGGGTATGCGTAGATTTCCGCCTTCTCTGCCGGCAGGTTGAGCTCCTCACGCTGGCCTGTCGCGTCGCAGCGATTGACCACTTGGTCGACTAGGTCCTTATATTTCTGCGTCAGACGTTCGTAGTCTTTTCCGTAATTCCAGTTCATGCTACCTCCTTATCGGGTATCGTCACCCGTTCATGCGGAGGGCGTTGCCTCCGCATGGACTGATTACGATGTTAGTATGTCGATCTCGACGGGGCGAATGACCAGCGCCATGATGATCTTGTTCTTGGCGTTGAAGCAGTAGACGAGTGTTTCGCCTTCGGATATTGTCGGCGATCCCCAGCGCGTCGGCAGGTGGTCTTGATCTTCCGTGAATTGGAAGTGTTCGACCAGTTCCTCCATCGCGGCGGCCATGGCGTGTTCGACTTTGGTGAAGATTGATCCCACAGGGCGAGCGAGGTCTTCCATATTCGTGCAGTCGCCATGGTCGTCTTCATAGAGAGCCCAGTCGGTGGGCGTTGCCCAGTTAGCGAGATAGAGCGTTGTTTTCATGATACTTTTTCCTTCATCAGTGAAAGAGGCCCCCGAAGGGGCCTCAGTGGGTTTAGTCGAGTTTGAATGAGACAACCATTGCGCCGATGAATACGGCAAGTGATAAGGCGGAGTTGATGTACTGGCCATTAACGCCTTGTGCTACGAAGTTAAGGAAGTTGACGCCTACTACCAGATAAACCCAGATGCGGAAGAAAGTGTCGAAGCTAAACATGTCAGTTTCTCCTTTGTTGACAAGATTAATATGGCATTAGTAGTCCGGATCCGCAATGGTAATCCCAAGATAAGGAGAAGAAAACTTGGGATTACCTGATCACAATCTTGTGATGGCTTACCTTATGTCGGCAATTTCGTCCATTGCATCGCACAGCACTCTAAGGGCTATCTGTTCTTTGAGCGTTAGCGGGCCAATGATATCAAGAACGGACTGATCGAATTCGCCATTGACCTGATCGACTATGGAGCGAAATGCCGCAGTGTGGTTGTTGACGATGATCTCGCTGAATGCACCGGCTACTGCCGCTGTGTTGAGATCGACGAACATCGGTTCTGGCGGTGTAACGGCGGCGACGTCCACGATTTTCAGGATGAGCTCGCGGAAGAGGTTGAGTTCGTTCGCGTTGAAGTCGTAGCTTGTGCGAAGGAACGTTGCGGCCTCGGAGTCGTCACCGAAGTCGGCGAGGTTCGCTGTCGCGTTGAAAAGGCTGGATGTGCTGTCAGCGATTTGGATGAAGTGATTGAGTGCGGCGGTTACTTTGGCGATGTTCATGTTCATGTTGATCTCCGTTTTTGCGCGAGATTGCGCTGAAGGCAGTGTAAGAGTGTTGCCTGCTGTGGTGCAATCGGGTTTTCTCAGCGTTCGCGCGCAGGGGACATGCATTATGCGTGCGCGTATACGCGTGTGATATACACACAACACAAACAGAGAGTTACCGGCGTCTATGAGCTAATTATCGTTGCTGTATATGCATTTACAGTTGGACTGGGTAAGATCGTGTCTGTGTCGAACTTATCAATAGCCGTATGACTTTACAGTTGGAGCGTGCGTATTTGGCACAATGAACGCTCCAACTGCATGTCTATGGTAGCGTTAGATAATCGGAATGGATGCGTGCTTTATGGCACTTTTGAAAGAAGAGGTGTTAACTTGATGATATGTATGGCCATTATTGATAGGTAGTTAAAAAAGACTCTCCAACTGTAAAGTGATGATATATATGAGTATTTTGATGATAGGTAATATAAAATATATATGTATGATTGTATCGTATCGCGCGAAGCAGAAAACTCGGAAAGGATCCTATTTGTGAGCTACTTAACGAAACGCATAAAGAGAGAGTCACGAAAGAAAGCCGTAATGGTGGAGCCTGGTATAAAGCCGATAGGACGGCCGCTGGCGGGAGTTGGTCATCCTGCGCAGATGACTGTCGGTGAAAGCATCTGGGCACGCATACGCTCGCAACAGGGCGTTCTGCAAGCGAGGTTATCGATAGGGCAATGGGAGGTGAACATCTGGCGCCGTATTGAGAAGACGGATGGAAGAAAGCATCGGCGGCGGTTGATGGCGCACTATGTGGTTATGATGGCGGGCGAGCGACGTACCGAGACTATAGTTCAATGGGTCCCGGCGTGGTATCCTGTGGCTCGTGTGTTGAACCTGACCTGCTCGCAACGTATTCCGATTGTGTTCAAAGCGAAATGACCAAAGAAAAAGGCGGGAAGCATTGCTGCCTCCCGCCCGTTTCAGTTGATTTTAGGACAGAGCCTTGCGGATGTCCTTCTCGTTCATGTTACGCCATGCAGCGCCGAACTGTTTGCGGAGTTTGGCGCGTGCGACTTTGGGGTTGATCCCGAGGTCGGCGGCGATGCGAGGCAGCAGGCCGAGTTCCGCTACCGGTTGGTTTTTGATTGTCGCCTTTTCTTTCGCCTTGGCGACTTTCGTTGCAAGCTTACCTTTGAGGGCCTTGTGGCCTTTCAGGTTCTCCTCGACGTGGCGTTTCATCGCAGGAGTGGATTTGACCGCTTTCTTCTCGGCGTCGATCATATCCCTGTGGTCACGCTTTGCTTGGCTGATACGCTTCGCCAGTTCGTCGAGGGTACCGTGCCAAACCTTCACTTCCTTGCTGCCCATGATGTTGAGGTAGTAGTTGAGGCGCTCAAGCATCTTGGCAGCTTCTGCCTTGCGCGTGTCATTGCGCGTGGCGACCATGTCCTGAGCCTTGGCGATAGCAGCGTCGATTGCGATTTCATCGGACACCCAGGTCTTCAGGGCAACTTGTCCGAGTTCAGCGCGGAAGCCATTCAGCAGGGTCAGTTTGTTGGTCAGGTCGTTCATTGCAGTTCTCCGTGGTTCAGTTGACAAGAATAGATATAGGGTAGAACCACGGAGACCGCAATAGGAAACTTGGGAATTTTCTATTATTTCTTTAGTGCAGTGCAGATGGCGTCGAACTCTTCTTTCGTGAATGCCCAGCCGTCAACGGGTTTGGTTCTGTTGGCTCGCAGCCAGGCGCGTATCTTTGATGGGTCCTTCCCTGTGGATGATGCGATGTCCGCGGGACCGAATACAACGCCCGGTTGTGATTTTGATTTTGATGCAATCGGAGTCGATTTGCGGCGGAGTGCATCATCGCCGCCGATATCGCGTTTATTTGCGTCCTCGGATTGCGCAGCGCGTCGCTGAGCACGCTTGGAGCGTTTCAATGAGTGATGATCCGGCTCGACCTCAGACGGTGTTTCTGGAGCGCCTGTGTGAACCGTGTCAAATGCGATTTTTCGAGCATTGTAGCTGTATGGCATGGGTAGAAGCCAGTTCTCTTCCTCCGGTGTATACTCGTAGGTAAAGAGACGCTCCATGTATTTGGAGCTGATAGTCAGGTCGTGGCAGCGTAAGGTGTTCCTGTCTATCCAGCTGGTCTTTCTGTCGCCTACTAGGATGTCGAGGAACTTTCTTCCGGCGTATACGGCTGAGAATAGGTTCAGATGGAATGCTCCATCGTCGCGTACTACTCTGAGCTCGAACTTCGCTGGATGCAGCGGAGCTGATGGAAACGGTTTGTCGAGCATCGGATACCTCCTGTTGTTAGAAAGTGTTAGCCATTGGATGTGCGTCGTGAGAAGCTCAGGCGTCATTATAGATCGAAAATGTGCCAGCGTCTCATTTAAATGCACAGCCTCCTGTGGGTTACGTCTGCGGCATTGCAGATAGATCCACCATAGTGTCGGTTCGTGATCCATGTTAGGTTTGCCAGTCTGGTCCGAAGGACCGGTCTGTTGTTGACCTGAGTGTCTTATCATTCGCGCGGATTGACTACAACAGGCAACTTCGCCATAATGTGGGCCACAGAGGAAGATAGGTGTGAGATGGCGAAGGGAGTTCCGGAAAACGAGGGCAAAAGGAAGATAGCTCCTAGAAGAAAGGTGGGTGCTAAGGAGCGAGCTACCCTTCTTCGATGCCTCTCCGAGGGATGGAGCGAGGTGTATGCTAGGAAGAAAGCTCGCATCGGAAAGACCACTCTAACGAAGTATAAAAAGTCCCATCCGAAATTCGCTGAGAAGATGGAAGCTGCCAAGATTGAGGGCACTACTACACTCGAAGATGCCGCATTCAAGAGGGCAGTGATAGGCGTGTCCGATCCTGTGGTATCGGGTGGGCGCATCATAACCTATCGACGGAAGTTCAGTGACGGACTATTGCAGCAGCAGTTGCAGGTAAGGAACCCCAAATATGCCGTTGCTAAACCAACGGGCAGCGACTTTACAGATTCCATGGCTGGAGCAGCTGAAAGATTACTCTATAAGCTCGATAGTATCATCGAACAAGCGGAGGCAGCTGAGAGAGCTATTAGCGAAGGACTTGACGGATGACCAAGCCTTTCTGCTGCAGCACACATGGGAATGGTGGGCTCGCCCGGAACAGAAGATGCCGTATGCGCAATCGACGCTTGAGGGAGCGCCGTGGGCAATCTGGCTCATTATGGCGGGCAGAGGTTGGGGCAAGACAAATACCGGGGCACAATCAGTTCGGAGGCTGGTAGAGCATTATGGATATCACCGTATTGCGCTTGTGGGAGATAATGCTGCAGAGGTCCGAGACGTCATGGTCGAAGGGCCGAGCGGTCTGCTGGCTTCATCAGCCCCATGGTTTATGCCGATCTACACTCCTAGCAAGCGAAAGGTTCAGTGGCCCAACGGTGCAGTCGCCATGTGCTACTCCGCTGAGGACTATGAAAGCTTGCGTGGACCGCAGTTCGACGCGGCATGGTGTGACGAGATAGCCAAGTGGCGGTATGCACAGGAAGCGTTCGATCAGTTGCAATTCGGGCTGCGTCTGGGTCGCCGTCCAATTCAGATACATACGACTACACCGCGGCCGACGCCTCTGGTGCGTCAGCTCATCAGCCTTAAGACCACATTCCTGACGCGAGGGCGTACCGCTGACAACCTTATCAATCTCGCCCCGTCGTTCCGGGAGACAATCGTGGGCCGTTATGAGGGCACTCGATTGGGTAGGCAAGAACTGGATGCCGAACTCCTCGATGATAATCCGGATGCCTTATGGTCGCACCGTCTCATTGATGCCTTCCGAGTTCTCCCTGTGGCTGTACCGCCATTGGGACGGACAGTCGTCGCTGTTGATCCACCAGCAACAGAAAGCGGTACTTGTGGCATTGTGGCTGCGGGCCAAGCCCTTGACAATGACCATGCATATGTCTTGGGTGACTACTCAATCGAAGGGCGCTCGCCTGAGAACTGGGCCAAGGAAGCAATCCTGGCGTACTACAAGCATGAGGCCGACGCCATAGTCGCTGAGGTGAACCAGGGCGGCGACATGGTCAAGCGTGTTATCCGGTCGGTGGATGCCAGTATCCCTGTGGTCGAGGTCCGTGCTTACAAAGGTAAATGGCTGCGCGCGGAACCCGTCAGCATGAAGTATGAGCAGGGCAAGGTTCACCACGTTGGATGCTACGCTAAGCTTGAAGACCAGATGGTGCAACTGACGCCGGAGAACATGGTCAGAGGAAAGTCGCCTGATAACCTGGACGCATTGGTATGGGCCATCACTGAGCTACTGTTGAACAAGCACAATAACCCGAGGGTAAGAAGTCTATGAACGAAGCTCCCAACCCGATTATGTTTCGTGAGGAGAAGCAGAGTGCCGTCGGGTCGCTCATCTACCTGCAATCGGTTGGGCGTCCGGTATGGTCACCGCGCGATTACGCGCAGTTTGCTCAGGAAGGCTATATCCAGAACCCCATCGTATATCGATGCATCCGGATGATTGCGGAGGCGGCATTGTCTGTGCCGCTGCTCGTCTACGATAAGGAGGAGGAGCCCGTAGACGAACATCCGTTCTACGATATGATGGAGGTACCGAACCCATTCGAAGGACAGGCGGATTTCCTCGACAGGCTTTATAGCTTCCTGTTGATCGCGGGTAACACCTACATGGAGTTCGTTACCGAGGGCAGTCTGAAGGAGCTGTATGTCCTGCGTCCGGATCGGATGAAGGTAATCCTGGGCAATAAGGGCTTCCCATCGGCGTATGAGTACAAGGTGGGACAAGATGTCCATAGGTACAGTGTGCCCACAGGAAACAAGCAGCATCCAATCCTTCACATCAAGAGCTTTCACCCGACCAATGATATCTATGGCCTGAGTAGCATTGAGCCGGCCGCGTTCTCCATTGACGTGCATACCGAGGCCGCGGGCTACAACAAGGCTTTGCTAGCGAACCAGGCGAAGCCGAGCGGTGCCTTGGTGATGACACGCGACAAGGAAGGCGACGCTAGCCTTACTGAGGAGCAGTTCGCCAGGCTGAAGAATGAGCTCGAGACGCAGTACACGGGCACGCGCAACGCGGGTAAACCCATGCTTCTCGAAGGCGGCCTCGACTGGAAACAGATGGGGTTATCCCCGCAAGACCTCGAATTCACCAACGGCAAGAACCAGGCAGCGAGAGAGATTGCGCTGTCGTTCGGTGTGCCGCCGATGCTTCTCGGCATCCCGGGTGACAACACCTACTCCAATTACAAAGAGGCCAACGTCGCGTTCTATCGGCAGACCATTCTGCCATTCGTATGCAAGATAGCGCAGTCCATGACGGTATTCTTCAAGCCGACGTTCGGGAAGGACTTCCGTCTGTGGTATGACCAGAACGAGATCGCTGGACTGTCGCAGGAGCGTGAGGATACGTGGAAGCGCCTCAATGACTCGACCTTCCTTACTACCAACGAAAAACGTGAAGCCGTCAGCTACGATGAAGTGGACGGTGGCGACGAAGTCCTGATCCCGAGCAGCATGGTGCCGCTGTCAATGGACCTGGCAACGGAGATGGACCCGAACGATCCGAACTATGAGCCTGATCCTAACGCGGAGCCTGTTGATGACGAAAGTGCCGGCAAGAAGAAACCCAAGTCTTCTAAGCCTGTCAAATGATAGGCAAGGCGGAGACTTCGTAATTGTCAAAGATAAGGAAGTCGACGAGAATCTGGCCATGTGGTTCTGTTGCCCTTGTGGCTGCGGTAGCATGGGCAGATTACCTCTGCGCCCTAGCAACGCTGCCCACTCATGGGAATGGAACGGCAATGAAGAACAGCCTACGCTTCATCCGTCAGTTCACCATCAGATTGGCGATGGAGCGGGCGGGCTGCAAACGCACTGGCACGGATGGCTTAAGGCCGGAGTCTGGGAGAGTTGCTGATGGCGAGAGTTCTCGGGGTGATTAGAACTCAGGACCAACACCCGGCTAGCATTACTGTCTGCTTCGACAAAGTCCCCACAGACGATGAGATGCGGGATTTCCATGACCACATTAGATCATGGTCTTTCCGTATACCTGAAAGCTGGACCAAAGATGAGAAAACCTCGCCGTGACATAGGTAGACGTCGCGAAGCCAACCGTATGCTCAGAACGTTTGAGATACGGTTCGCTCGTGCGCTCAAGAACTATCAGCGTGTCACGGCGAAGCTGTGCCGCCCGCATAGGGAGATTGCTGAGATACGCAGCATTATCCACGGGCGCGAAGAAGGCTTAGCACGTCTCATCCTCCTGTGGTTAAAGCGTATTGCGCACCACTTTGGTAGGACCACTATCAGCTGGATTGAGGCGCGCTTGCCGAAGAAGAAGGCAGTGGAAGTCAAGGCCACGTTCGATGTGTTCGCTGACAGGGTATTGCGGCGGTTGTCTGACGAGGCGCTCGACCTCGCTACCACTATCACCGGCGATCTCGTCGAGGAGGCGCGCGATGTCCTGCAGCAGGCATTCAACGATGGTTTAGGCGAAGAAGAGACCGCGGACCTGTTGGCCGAGGTCATTGAGATGGAGGACTGGCAACTTGAACGGATCGCGCGCACCGAAGGTCATACTGCTGCGAACATCGGAAGCCACGAGGCGGCGGAAGCTACAGGAGCAGACCTTGTCAAAGAATGGGCATCCACTGAAGACAGTCGCACAAGACCCACTCACGTCGAAGCGGATGGCCAACGCCAAGAGATGGATAATCCTTTTCTTGTTGGTGATGCTTGGCTTGACTTCCCGGGTGACCCTGATGGTCCTGCTGAAGAAGTAATAAACTGCCGGTGTGTGGTGCTGTACCACCCGCGGGTTAACGGCGAAGTCCTGGATTGACGGACAAGCCACTGAACCATTACATTGATGCCACAACCCACAGGCGAACCCATGTCTCTGAAGCAAATCCACACTAAACTCGACCTGAAGAAGCTCACTGATGCAGGTGAGTTTGAAGGTTATGGCTCTGTCTTCCATGAAGTGGACATGGGCGGAGATAAGGTTATGCCAGGTGCGTTCGCTAACAGCTTGAGCGCAAAGCCGCCAACTGCCATCAAACTCCTGTGGCAACATGATCCGGCGCAGCCGATAGGCGTGTGGGAAGAGATGCGCGAAGATGAGCGCGGCCTCTACGTCAAAGGCAAGTTGCTGACCGCGGTGCAGAAAGGTGCTGAGGTCCTTGCGCTGATGAAGGCCAATGTGGTCGATGGCCTATCTATCGGCTTCAGAACTGTCCGCTCTATGTGGGAAGACAATAATGAGGTCCGCCAGTTGTTGGAAGTCGACCTCTGGGAAATCTCTGTGGTTACATTCCCGATGAACCTTGGCGCCAGGGTTAACGGAGTGAAATCAACCATTCGAGACGCTGAAGCTGCACTCCGGGATGGGGGCATGCCAAGCAACTTTGCAAAGCTCGTGGCTAAGTATGGCTTCGAGGAAGCTGAGCGAAGGGTACAGCGGGAGCAGCGGGATGCTGAGCCGGTGGCCATTGATGCCAATACTCTCATTGGCGGTTTCAACTTCAAATAGAAAGGGACTCCCCGATGGGAGACTTTATCGGCAGCAGGGGGCAATATGTCCTGGCGCGTCCGCTCGAGCGTAAGGACGCTTCGGACGTTAAGGTCACGCCCGAGGTTAAGCAGCTCTTCGAGGACTTGCAGAAGGGCTTCAATGAGTTTCGGACCAAGAACGACGCGGCGATTGAGGAGCTCAAGAAGAAGGGCGT